GCTAAGGCTGTGCGGCGCTGTGGTGAGATATGGCTTTCAATGGCTAAAGACATCTACGTTGAAGAAAAGCGCAAGATGAAGACGGTCGGATCTATGGAGGAAGTCGGTTCGATTGAACTGATGAAGCCACAGATCGACGAAGAAACTGGCGAACTGATTTATGAGAACAACTTGGCTGACGCTATATTTGATGTCGCTGTAGATGTTGGCCCATCGTTCAGCAGCCGTCGTGACGCAACAGTCCGTGCGCTTACAGGCATGATGCAAGTTACCACTGATCCAACAACCCAACAGGTTCTGCAAGCTATGGCTATCATGAACATGGAGGGCGAAGGCATTGGCGACATCAAGGAATACTTCCGCAAGCAGCTAGTCCAGATGGGCGTTGTTAAGCCAACGGAAGAAGAACAGCAGCAGATGATGGAAGCGCAAGCAAACGTGCAGCAAGATGCACAGACCACTTACTTGCTTGCTGAAGCCGCTAAGTCACAGGCTCAAGCCATCCAAGCACAAGCCAACACTGAATACACATTGGCACGTTCGGAAGAAACGAAAGCCAAGACAGCAGAGACCATCTCAAACATCGACATTGACCAGCGCAAGTCGGCAATTGAGACTGCTGAAAAGATTGGGGAAGCATTGCGACCCAGTACGAATGTGGTTCCACCCTCCACACAATTTGGGTGAGTTAATGGGGTTAAAACATGAAAACGGCAGAACAGGATAACGACGACAACATCGACACAATCGACATCGACACAGACTTCAATGAGCAATCGGATGATGAGACCAATTCCATCGACGATGAACCAGAAGACGAAGATGACGAAGATGAAGTCGTAATATCTATCGGAGAGGAATCGCCACCTCAAGATGAAGAAGTTCGTGCGCCTGCTTGGGTGCGTGAATTGCGTAAATCAAATCGGGAAAAAGAGCGGAAGATTCGTGAGCTTGAAGCAAAGCTAAATACGACAGCAACTGAGACCAAGCCGGTTGCCCTAGTATCAAAGCCAACACTTGAAAGCTGCGATTATGATTCCGACGAGTACGAACAAAAGCTTGCTGCTTGGTATGAGCATAAACGCGAATATGATGCAGCCGAAGCCAATGTTGCAGCCCAGCGAGATGCTGAAGCTAAGGCATGGCAGGACAAGCTTGATTCCTATGCGAAGGCGAAAGCCTCGTTAAAGGTGCGGGACTATGACGAAGCTGAGGCTACGGCTTTAGATACGTTTGACGTAACGCAACAAGGGATAGTTCTACAAGGCTCTGACAACCCTGCTTTGCTTATCTACGCAATTGGCAAAAGCACCAAGCGAGCTAAGGAACTTGCAGCAATCACCGACCCCGTGAAGTTTGCCTTTGCGGTAGCAAAACTGGAGACTCAGTTGAAAGTAACTAACCGTAGGGCGACAACCGCGCCAGAACGTACAATCACCACAAGCGGTGGGCGTGTGTCTGGTTCCATTGATTCACAACTTGAACGCTTACGCGCCGAAGCTCTGAAGACCGGAGACTTGTCAAAGGTCATGGAATACAAGCGTCGTAAGAAATAAAACTAATTTAGAAAGAATAGGGAATTAAATATGGCTAACGCTTTTTCGAAAGAAGAAATTGTTGCTTTTGAGGACATCCTCGAAGGCTTCAACGATGCTTTGATCCTGTCAAAGAACATCAACGTATACAACACCAACGGCGTAACGATGGAACGCGCTCGTGACACCATCTGGCGTCCACAACCTTACATCGCTCAGTCGTTCGACCGTACTGTTGGCACTTCAATCGCCTCCGACGTTTCGACAATGACTCAGCTTTCTGTTCCATCGACTCTCGGTTTCAACAAGTGCTCTGCTTGGCAGATGAACGCACTGGAACTGCGTGACGCGTTGCAGGAAGGTCGTCTTGGCGATTCCGCAAAGCAAAAGCTTGCTTCTGACATCAACCTTTCCGTTATGGATTTGGCTGCTGCTCAAGGCACGCTCGTTGTTCCAATCGCAACCGCTGCTGGCGACTATGATGACATCGCACTTTGCGACAGCATCATGAACGAACAGGGCGTTATGGCTGGCGATCGTTACCTCGCATTGTCGAGCCGCGATTACAACGGCATGGCAGGTAACTTGGCAGTAGCGACTCGCTCGTTCACTGGCAACAAGTCGGCTAACGCATATGAGCGTTCGTTCGTTGGTGAAGTTGCAAGCTTCTCAACCTACAAGCTCGACTATGCTAACCGTTGCGCTGCAAACGCTGCAACTGTTACCATTGCTACCAATGGCGCTCAGGTTCGTTATGTTCCTAAGGCGACCACAAGCAGCACTGGCGGCATCTTGAACGTAGACAACCGCTATCAGACCGTAACTGTCTCCACGACAACTGGCGTTGTTGCTGGCGATGCGTTCACGATCGATGGCATTGAAGCTGTTCACCACATCACGAAGCGTTCGACTGGCGAACTCAAGACGTTCCGCGTCATTGAAGTTGTCAACGGCACTTCGATGATCATCAGCCCTCCAATCATCGGTGCAAACTCGTCGCCAACTGATGCTGAACTTCAGTATCAGAACGTTGAAGTAACTGCGACTTCGGCAACTGCTGATGTCAACTTCTTGAACGTTGCAGCTTCGAACATCAACCCATTCTGGCGCAAGGATTCGATTGAACTCCTCCCAGGTCGCTATGCTGTTCCAGATGGCGCAGGCGTTGACGTTCTTCGTGCATCGACGGATCAGGGTATCGAATTGGTCATGACCAAGAAGTTCGACCCACTGACCTTCCAGACGCTTTACACGCTGGACACACTGTATGGTGTGGTCATGACGAACCCAGAAATGGCAGGCGTTCTGCTTTTCAACCAAACGTAATAAGACTGGGGAGGGCTTCGGCTCTCCCCTTTCATTTTCTGTAGGAGCGAACCAATGCCATTGAAAAAAGGTTACAGCCGTTCAAGCATCGGCAAGAATATCAAGATGGAAGAAAAGGCTGGTCGCCCTAAAAAGCAAGCCATTGCCATTGCGCTCAATGTAGCACGCGATGCAGCCATGAAAGCAGGGAAGCCATCGAAGGCTCCTAAGCGGAAGGCAAAGAAATGAAGGCTGGTCTTTACGCAAATATCGCAAAGAAGCGCAAACGCATTGAAGCTCAGAAGGCTGCTGGCAAGACGCCAGAACGTATGCGTAAGGTTGGTAGCAAAGGCGCACCGACTGCTGCTGCATTTGTCGCCGCTGCAAAGACTGCAAAGCCAATGAAAGGCAAAAAGAAGTGACTGACTTCCCAACCATAGTTTACCGCATACCTGGCCCATTTAAGAAGCCTCGTGGTGGCACATACGCTATTCGTCCCGCTGCGGACAAAGAGGCATTCGACGCATTGATCGCCAAGGGCTGGTCTGCGTCTTATGAGCAAGCCAAGGGCGGCAAGGAAGCCAAAGAGATTATTGAATCTGCGGAAGCCTTTGAAGATGCCGTTGACGAAGTATCAGACGCGACCCGCGATGAGCTTGAGGCCAAGGCTAAAGAATTAAAGGTATCGTTTAATGCGCGAACTTCTGATAAGAAGCTAGCAGAACGCATTGCAACGGCGTTGGAGGAATAAATGGGGTATACAAAGCGCCAATTCGTAACGTCAGCCTTTGAAGAAATAGGCTTGGCAGATTACGTCTTTGACCTTCAGCCTGAACAGCTAGAGGCTGCTTTGCGGCGCTTAGACTCCATGATGGCCGAATGGAACGCAATGGGCATCCGTCTTGGCTACGCAATGCCAAGCAGCCCACAGGACAGCGACCTTGATACAGAAACCAATGTGCCTGACAGCGCATGGGAAGCAATCATCACCAACCTCGCCATTCGGATTGCTCCTGGCTATGGCAAGGCTGTATCGCCTGACACTAAGGTATCAGCTAAGGGCGCTTACAACGTGCTGCTGCAACGTGCGACCTATCCGCTTGAACAACAGCTTCCACAGACAATGCCAACCGGACAGGGCAACAAGCCTTGGCGTTGGGATAACCCATTCGTCCCTCGCCCTGCCGACCCTATAGATGCTGGGCCTGATGGCCCCCTTGATTGGAGTTAAACCATGCCTACCATTAATCAGCTACCACCTGTCCCACAGGTTTCCGGTGGAGATCAGTTACCTTTGTTCGTAACCAACCAAGGCGATGCCCGTCGCTGTTCTGTTACGACACTTATTGAATACATTCAGGTTAATCTCGGCGCTGTTACCTGTGCCTCGGTTCAGACAACGCCTATTCGCTTTGACCAGCTTCCTAATGCTGTTGGCAATGCTGGTGCGCGTGCGTTCATCACTAACTGCACCACTACAACGTTTAACGCTGCCGCTGCTGGCGGTGGATCGAACCAAGTCCCAGTATGGAGCAATGGCACTAACTGGTATGTAGGCTAAATTAAACTTAATTGACGGAGAATTGATATGCCAATGATGGGAAAAAAGAAGTCTGGCTACGAAGCAAAAGCTATGGGAATGGCTAAGAAAGCTGTCGCCAAGGCTGGCAAGTCAATGATGATGACCAAAGCCAAGAAAAAAAAGAAGTAAGCTGTCCAAGTGAAAAAGGATTCGCGCCTTACTCGTGCAGGTGTCGCTGGCTATAACAAGCCCAAGCGCACACCATCGCATCCGAAGAAGTCGCACGTCGTTGTTGCCAAAGAAGGCGATAAGATCAGGACAATCCGTTTTGGACAGCAGGGCGTTATGGGTTCACCCGCCAGCAAAGGCGAAAGCGAATCCAACAAGAAGCGCCGCGCATCATTCAAGGCTAGACACGCAAAGAATATAGCCAAGGGTAAAATGAGCGCGGCGTTTTGGGCTGATAAGGTTAAATGGTAAATGGTTCAGGTTCCAATCCTTAGTGGCATCTACACGGACAATGGGCCGGACTTTCGCACGTCTTATCCGGTGAACATGATTCCGGTGCCAAAGAGCAACGGGATTAGCGAAGGCTTCCTGCGTCCTGCTGATGGCTTGGTAGCTAACGGCACTGGCCCTGGCGTTGATCGTGGCGGCATTAACTGGAACGGCATCTGCTACCGCGTGATGGGCTCCAAGCTTGTTACAGTGTCCAGCACTGGTGTTATAACGGTTATAGGCGACGTTCAGAACAATGGTAAGCTGGTTACCTTAGATTATAGCTTTGACCTCCTAGCTATCGCTTCGAATGATAAGCTTTGGTATTATTCGCCTAGCACTGGCTTGGATCAAGTCACAGACCCTGACCTTGGTATCGTTCTGGATGTGGTGTGGGTAGATGGTTACTTCATGACCACCGACGGTGAGTTTCTTGTCGTTACGGAACTAAGTGACCCGACGCAGGTTAATCCCCTGAAGTATGGTTCGTCTGAAATTGATCCAGACCCTGTTGTCGCATTGCTCAAGCTACGCAATGAGATTTACGCGCTGAACCGGAACACCATAGAAGTCTATGACAACGTAGGCGGTGAGCTATTCCCATTCCAGCGCATCGAAGGCGCACAGATTGAAAAGGGCGTCGTCGGCACTCATGCTTGCTGCGTATACCTTGAAAACATCGCATTCCTTGGTAGTGGCTTTAATGAAGCTCCAGGCATTTATCTTGGCGGCAATGCCAAAGCGAATAAAATCAGCACGCAAGAGATAGACCAAATCTTACTTCAGTTTACCGAAGTTGAATTGTCTACGGTCAAGCTAGAAGCGCGTAACGATAAAGCGCACGAGCATCTGTATATTCACTTGCCAGATCGCACGCTTGTATTTGATGGCGCAGCATCGCAGGACTTGGGGCAGCCAGTTTGGTTCACTCTGACAAGCAGCTTGGTAGGTTTCTCGAAGTATCGCGCACAGAACCTTGTGTGGTGCTATGACAAGTGGCTGGTGGGCGACCCAACAAGCACATCTGTAGGCTACATGGTTAGCAACATCTCAACCCATTACGGGCAAAAGGTGCGTTGGGAATTTGGCACGACGATTGTTTACAACGAAGGTCGTGGTGCAATCATTCAGAACCTAGAGCTTGTTGGTCTAACTGGCTCAGTTGCCTATGGCACAGACCCGACAATCAACACCAGCTATTCGACTGATGGCGAGACTTGGAGCCAACAGAAGTTTATTAATGCTGGCAAGACAGGGCAGCGTGCAAAGCGTTTGGTGTGGTTCCAGCAGGGTTGGATGCGTAACTGGCGCATACAGCGATTCCAAGGCACGTCAGACGCGCATATGTCTTTTGCCAGACTAGAGGCGGCAATCGAGCCGTTGGCTTACTGATATGGTTCAGAGGCTCAATCTTACCCGCGACCAACTGGCGTCGTTCCTGCAAGATCATGAACAGATTAAGCAGTTTGAACTGTTGTTTTCCAGCACTAACGCTAACTCTATTTTGATTGATGAAGTGAGCATTAATGCTGGCAATGCGAACGCATCCGCCAATGAAGCACTATCTTCTATTGAGGTAATGAAGTCTGTATTAGAATATCTAGATCAGGCACCATCGGCAGCATCACAAGAACAGATTGCAGCATTGCAAGAGCAGATCACGGCACTTCAGCAGACGCCACCGCCCAAGCAACATCGTAACCCACGTTATGGTTCATTCTACGACACGACGATACAAACAGCAGCAGCCATCAATACCGCGTATGCCATGACGTTCAACACATCAGACCTGTCTAATGGTGTCACTCGCGGCACACCGACTTCACGTATCTATGTTGATACGCCCAACGTATACAACGTGCAGTTTTCAGCGCAGCTAGACAAAACGTCCGGCGGTGTAGGTTTGGTGTGGATATGGTTACGCAAGAACGGTATCAATGTCCCTGACAGTTCTGGTCAAATCCGCATACAAGGTAATAGTGCTGAGATTTTGGCTGCATGGAACTACGTCATCCAACTAAACGCTGGTGACTATATTGAATTAATGTGGGAAGTAGACGATACTTCTGTTATTTTATTATCTGAAGCGGCTTCAGCCGTGCATCCTTCTGTTCCGTCGGTGATTTTAACAGTGACCGACAATATAAGTTCTATGGAGACGTAACATGGCTGTTTCAACAAGAGTTCTTATCCCAGCAAAGATTGCTGAGAACGCGCAAACAACGCAATATACTGCGACGAACGTCACGGCTATCATCGACAAGTTCACCGCAACGAACTACAGCGCAACGGCTGCGACGATTAGCGTCAACCTTGTCACAGTATCTGGCAGCGCAGGTAATGACAACCTTATCGTCAAAAGCAAAACGCTTCAGCCATCGGAAACCTATACGTTCCCTGAGCTAGTTGGCCAGGTGATTGCATCCGGTGGTTTTATTTCAACTATTGCGGGAACGGCTACAGCTATTAACATCCGCGCATCTGGACGGGAGATAGCATGATGAAAAAGCCAATGATGATTATTGAAGGCTTTGCTGGTCTACGTGAAAGCGAGCCATTCATCACAGCCGCTGAGAACAAGAAGAACACAAAGATTGTGATCGACGATTGGATGCTTGGCCCTGAGAACCCCAACAACGAGCGCGATGCTAATCCTGAATACTGGATTGCTCTTGGTAAGGCTATGCAAGTGGATGAGGCTGAAGCCCGTCGTCGTCGCTGTTCACTGTGCTCTTACTATGACAATAGCACTATGACGCAGGCAAAGATGGACAAAATCCCTTGGAATCAGTGGGACGTTGACGCGGGATTCCGTGGCTATTGCACGAAATTTGACTTCATCTGTCACGATTTGCGCTCTTGTCAAGCGTTTGAAGAACGAGAGTTTGAATTTGAAGATTGATTGTGATAAGGCTGATACACCGAGCGTTTACGAGCAGCCGGTGGCTCAGTAGCAGAAAGTCTACTATGCTTAAAAGCGGAACGCCTGAATACTGGTTGCGTCGAAACTTCGTTGAGGTTCTAGACTTGCCTGATGACGCCATTGAATGGCTCATTGACCTGTGGCAAGTTGTCCAGCTTTTTGATGATATTGTTGATGGCGAAAAGATTGATCGCGACGATGCTGATGCAGCTATCTGGGCTGCGCTAGTAGGATTGCCAGCTAATCCGTTTTATCAAGCGCATTTCACAGTTTTGCTACCCCTTGTCAGCACTGCAATCCTGAAGTGGAAGGCATCTGACACTGTTGAGCTAGCCGGTAATGCCTGCGCTACTAGCTTTGTTTGGCGTGCTGGATATTATGATATTGTTCTGGCAACGGTGCAGTTGGTTCACGGCACACAAGCCGCAATGGAAATAGGTCACGTTGTGCTGAAGCTTTATGGCGAAAGCCTTGATGAGTATATGAAGGAAATGTCTAATGCCTGATCCAGTAACTGGTATTACCGCAGCTGTGAGCATTGGCGGCTCAGTCTTAAAGGGCAAGGCTGCAAGCAAAGCTGGGAAACTTCAAGTTGCCTCAGAGCAAGAAGCTATCGCACAACAACGCGCTGCTATTGAGGAACAGCGATTAGCTCGTGAAGAAATGCGAACATTACTCAATCCTTATGTTGCCGCTGGTGGAAGTGCGTTACAAGGGCAGATGGCTGCGCTAGGTCTTGCTGGCCCAGAAGAACAACAAGCTTATGTATCAGGGCAAGAGCAAAGCCCATTATTTCAAGCATTGGCACGGCAGCAAGAAGAAGCTATCCTACAGAATGCTTCAGCAACAGGTGGTCTTCGTGGCGGCAACGTCCAAGGAGCATTGGCTCAGTTCCGCCCTCAATTGTTAAATCAATTCCTTGAACAGCAATATGGTCGATTGGGTGGCCTGACTAAAATTGGACAGGCATCTGCCGCTGGTGTTGGCGCGGCAGGGCAAGAGGCTGCAACTCAGATTGGTCAAAATCTTACGAATATTGGCTCTAGTTATAAAGACATCGGATCATACAAATCTGGTTCGGCGTTGGCACAGGGCCAAATGTTTGGCGACATCCTTGGTTCCGTGGGTGGCGTTGCAAAGGGATTCTTCTAATGGTTCAGCCAGTTAATTACGCTGCCTTAGCGGGTGGGTTCCAATCCCCACAAGAAGCATTCATGAACGTACTTCAAGTGCGCCAATCTGTTGTAAAGCAGGAAAAGGAAGCGGCAGAAAAGCTGCGTATGAAGCAAGACTTGGAAGATTATAAGTCTGCGCCGACCCCACAAAAGCTTGCTAACCTTCAGCTAAATTATCCATCTTTGAAGGGTTCGCTTGATGCTTACACGCAGACACTTTCGGATGCTGATAAGCGCACCACAACCGATTTTGCTACACAGGCTTTTGGGTTAAACCGCGCTGGCAAGACCGATCAAGTTCTTGGTTTATTTGATACATATATCAATGCTGCTACCGAGAGCGGTCGTCCAGATATGGCGCGGGTTCTCAAGGATTCCAAGAAAACTTTTGAAACCATAGAAGACCCAGCTGCACGAGAAGCTTTAATTGGTTCTGTATTGGCTGGCACAGGAAAAGAAGGTTTAGACCTTTACGACAAAATTTGGGCTTCCAATCTTGATCTAGATACTTCGGTAATTAAAAACATTGTAGCTCTAGGGTTTAAGCCTGGCACACCTGAATTTCAGGCTGAATTGCGTAAGCAAATGGACAAAATCACAATTACGCGTCCAGATGGAACGTTCATTCAAGGCACACCTGAAGAAATTCGAGAAGTGCTTGGTCAGACTGGTGGTCAAGTAATCCCTCGTGTCTCAACTAAAGAGGAAGCCATGCGACTTCCTCCTGGAACAAGATTTATTGGGCCTGATGGTTTGCCGTATGTGGTTCCGAAAAAAGGAGGTCAGACGGAATCACCGTCTGGGAACTTTCAGGGGCAGTGACATTAACCCATTAAAAGATTTAGGCGCTCTTGGTTTTTCTCCTACTAGTGGATTCAGGACGGAGAAGCATCAGCAAGCTTTAGTGAGGCAGGGAATGACAACAACCACCCGTGGTTCACATCCAGAAGGTGACGCATTAGATTTTATGCCACCTAAGGGAATGAAGGTTTCTGAAGCGATTGCTTTGGTAAAACAGAAGTACCCAGGCACTCGCGTTGCTGCTAGTAACAAAGGTGCATTGCACATAACCTTCCCTGGCTGGGGTAAGGCCCCCGACGTAAGCGGTTCTCGCCGCAGATATGGTGATTAATTATGGCTCAGAATACTGATTGGCTTAAAGATTTTGAACGTGTCGATGCACCTGTAAGCAATGCAGGCGCATTAGTCGTTGCTGGAGAGCCACCAAAGCCTGAAAAGCCTAGAGAAGCTCCTTCTGGCTATCGGTATAACGCTGCTGGCAATCTAGAGATTATTCCTGGTGGCCCAGCTGATCCTAATGCGCCAAAGCCTGGTGATTTAAAGCCAACTGAATCGCAAAGTAAAACGTTAACGCTTCTTACGCGCATAGCTGGTGGCGCAAATGATATTAAAAATACCTTGGCAATTAATCCTGAAGCACAACAAGCGGGAATATTGGAAACACTTTCTCGTGATGTTTTGGGTGAGGGTGTAATTACTCGCAATCTTTCTGGCGAAGATCGCCGCATAGTCACAGACGCGCAAGGCAATATGCTTGATGCGCTTCTGACTTTGGGAACTGGTGCGGCATACAATGAAGAACAGAAGGTTGCTAACCGAATAAGTTATTTTCCGCAGTATGGAGATTCAGAGCGCGAAATTGCGATAAAGAATCAACGTATGAATCAAGCAATTGAGGCTGCGCGTATCCAAGCTGGCCCATTGGCGGCTGACTTTGAAAAAAGCATACAGCCACTTATGGGTATCATTGAAGGAAAAGTTGAAAAGGATGCTGCTGGACGCGAGATAGTTCCTGCCGAATTGCGCGTTGCTCAGGGCGCTGAATATTCAACTGATGCTGACTTCAAAAAACGTGAAGAACAAGCAAAGGCTTGGTCTGCAACTCAAGGGTTGCCATTTGACCAAGCTCTTGAGAAGTTTAATGCTGATATTCAGGCATTGGGCTATGAGGCTGCTGGCCCAAAAACCATTAATGTTTTAAAAATGTGGGAAGAATCAACGCCTGGCGAACGCAATAAAGTTCAATGGGAGCTTCCTAAAACTGGCGTTCGTGAGAGTGGCGGCCCAGGAGCAGCAGCAGCTATTGGCTCTGGTCTTGTTACTGGAGTTAGTGCTGGACTTGGCGAAGAATTCGTTAACCTATTTGATGAGACCGCTGCGGCAAAGCTAGAGGCTGCAAAGCAATATGGCCGCGAAGAATATCCATTAACAACGTTGGGCAGTGAAATTGTCGGAGGGGTAATTTCACCAATAAATAAAATCATTCCTGGCGCTCCGGCATTGGCTCCAGCTAGAGAAGCAATTACGCAAACTGCAAAGCAAGCTGCTCTTTATGGTACTCTTTCTGGGGCAGGGGAAGCGGCTCCTGACGCTGGACTACTTGAACGTGTTCCAGGTGCTGTAATCGGCGGTACTGTTGGGGGTTTAGCTGGTGCTGCGGCAGAAAGGTATGTAACTCCTGCTGTCACTTCGGCTGTTGAAAATTATATTGCTCCGGTAGTAAGTCGTTTAATTACGCCAAATGTTGCGCAGGCAATCCCTGCTGCTGAAGCCGCTGGCATTCCACTTATTACTTCGGACATTGTTCGACCAAAGACATGGTTCGGAAAGTGGACTCAGGAGACAATGGAAAAGGTTCCATTTATAGGAACTGGTGGCGCACGTAAAACGCAACGCGAGGCCCGTGAAGCTGCTATCACAAAGCTCTATGATGATTTTAAAGGTGGTACTGCTGAAATCGATGATATTACCCGTGACTTTTTAAAGGTTCGCGGTGAGCAAATCGGCAAACTAACACGCCAAAAAGGTGAGGTTTTTGATAAAGTTTCTGGATCACCAGTTGATGTATCAGATACCTTAGCTGTTATTGATTCTGCAATTACTCGGTATGGAGCACTTCAAAACTATCAGCCATTAGTATCCAAATTACAGACATTCCGTAATGACCTAAGTTCTGGCAACATAGCTGACATAGAACTTACTCGTAAAATTATTGGTGATGCGCTTGGAGACGACACTCTAAAGCCTGTAGCATCTGAGTTAAAAAATGTTGTTAACGACATTTACCCAGCTTTGCGGCAAGATATGGGGCGACATATTCAGCAATTTGGCGAATCGGGAGATTTTGCTAAATGGCGCTCTGCCAATGAAGCCTTGTCCGACTTTGCTACTGATCTTGAAAACTCAACTATAAAGCGCGTTCTTGCGAAGGGTAATGCCACTCCAGAAGAAGCTACATCATTATTGTTTAGCAAGAAGCCAAGCGAAGTTCGCGCTCTTTTTGGAAGCCTAAGCGAAGAAGGCAAAAAGAATGCACGAGCTTTGATTGTTCAGGATATGGTTAAAAAGTCTGGTGGCATTGATGAAATCAGCCCAGCCAAATTTACAACCCAACTAAAGGAATCAGCCAAAAGAAATGGAGTAGCGTTTGAGCCAACGGAAGTTGCTCGCCTTGATGGTCTTTTGCGTGCATTGCAGTTTACACGGCGAGCAGATCAAGCGGCGGTTACAACCATGAGTGGGCAGCAACTTTTGCCATTTGCAGCTACTGGCGGCGCGGTTTATATGGAACCAACGGCTGGCGCAGTTCTTAGCACAATTCTGGCTGGCGCTCGTATATATGAAACAAAGGCAGTTAAGAATCTGCTTGTTGCATTGTCTCGCACTGCACCTGGCAGCAAGGCAGAACAGAACGTGTTAGGAAGTCTAACTCGCGTAATGTCTCAAGAAGCTGGTCGTAAGGGCGCGGAGGGTGGTCAGGCTGTTACAGAATCAATGACTCCGCCAGAAGTTCCCACACAATGACCTTTCGCTGTAACATAATTTCGGCTATAAGCCCAAAGACGCAAGGGATTAAGTTCTAATGGCACTTACTCAAGTTACCGGCCCTTATCCAATATTCACTGATCTAGACGGCACGCCGCTGGATGACGGATACCTGTATATCGGTGCTATCAATGAAGACCCTGAGCAGAATCCAATTCAGGTGTTTTGGGATGCGAACCTAACCATTCCTGCTACTCAGCCTATCCGCACCAATAACGGATACGCTTATCGTAATGGAACGCCAGCGCTGATTTATACTGCCAGCCAGTTCTCTATCACTATTCGTAACAAGCGCGAGGAATTCGTTCTCTACAGTCCTATAGGTTATGGCTTCGATCCTGCTGCTGTCTCTGCGTCTGTTGTCAAGAACGACTTTACGGGCGATGGCGTTGAAGTTGACTTCGTGCTGTCGGCGGCTCCTTCTACGATTCTTGCTACCAATGTTTTTATCAATGGCGTGTATCAGGAAAAAGATAGCTACAGCCTTCTGGGAAATGTTATCACGTTCTCTGTTGCTCCACCGCTGAGTTCCAGCATTGAGATTATAACCAATGAAACTGGCGTTATCAACTCTGGCAACGCCACTGCTATCTCATACACCCTGACAGCCCCTGGAGCCGTCGCACAGACTGTTCAGACTAGGCTTGAGCAATATGTGTCCGTTAAGGACTTTGGCGCTGTCGGTGATGGGGTCGCTGACGACACGGCAGCTATTCAGGCAGCAATTGATGCTTCTTCAAATTATCAAATCGTTAGTGGTGTCGGTGATGATAACTACCGCATCACTGCGCCGCTGACGCTGAACGGCAAAAGTTTTGATGGGCAGAATTGCACAATCACCAAAGACTTTGCTGGCACTGGTATCGTTATTTCCGGTGGGCCTGTTTACACCTATCTTCGCAATTTTACCATTACCCCTTCTGTAGCGCATACCGCAACTGATTATATTGCTGGCGGCACAGAACACGGGATTAATTTCAGCAATACCCGCGTTGAGATTTTTGACGTTTATTCAAACGGCCATAAAGGTTCTGGTTTTTACGCTAACCAGACCGCTGGCAACATGAACAAGTGCAAGCTGATCCGTATTGCTGGCGGCTCTAACGCAACCGCTGGCTGCTATCTGGATGGCAACTTTCCGACTGCGGACAACATGTCTGTGTGGGAGTTCAACGGGCGTTTTCAAAGCAATATGGGCTACGGTGTGTTTATCTCCACCACTTGCCCACTGCGTCAAGTGGATATGTGGGTTTATTGCGAGTCCAACTTTCAAGGCGCGGCTGCGTCTGGCCTTACTACGGCTGGCGGCGCTGATTTTGGTCGCTTGCGATATTCGCGTATTTGGGCATATGTTGAACAGCAGACTGTGGCGCATGAATTGGTGCTTCGCGCCGACTCAGAAGGAAATTGGGTTCAGTCTGTCCGTGCAAATGACGATTTGGATTATAACGGCGCGAACTCGTGGTTTTGGTCAGATGGATCATTGAGCAACCCAATTGCATTTAATGTCCGCGAAGTTACGTTACCAGGCTTTAGGGGCCTTCTCCCCCGTGTCTCGACAGCAGGTGAATATCTTCGCGTTCCGTGGTCTGGAAATGGCGGCGTCTTTGGCTTTGTTGAAGGTCTTGGCGATGGTTCTAGCAAACCAAAATTGCGGTTACTATCTGAAGATGAAACTAAATTTGTCGGCGTGGATAACGATGGCGGCATTATGTCTGCATCAACCATCGCCGCGTCTCGCGTAACTAATGACCTAATCACTGGTTCTGGTCATTTTATTCAGGCTGGGTCGGGCAGCATTAATCCAAGCACAACTGTGGATATTGATCTCATTGATAACGCCAGCAATTTTTATTATGGGAAAGTAACGTGTGTTGTTACTAGTAGCGGCGCGGCGGCTGGTGATGTAACTTTTTATGAAGTTGATTTCACATATAACGGAACTACGCTTTCGCTTGCTGCAAACTCATTAAATGCGGCTGCTGTGCAATACACGGCTTCTTTATCGCTTTCAGGCTCTAAAATCAGATTGAGCGTAAGCTATACAAGTGGGTTGGGCGCTGCTGGTAAATACGCATACCGCACTGATGTAGTCGGAAGGCAAAAGTAATGATTACACCAGCCTACGCACCTACAGCCACAGAAAGAGTTCTGCCGCGTATGGCGCTGGACTTTACAACCGCCGCGCTTGATTCTCGTGTCACTATTGCGCGTGCGCTCAATACGGCAACCCGCGTCAACAGCAGCGGCTATATTGAAGGCGTAAATGCAAACTTGCCGCGCTTTGACTTTTCGCCCACTTCTGTCGGTTCTTGCTTGGGCCTTTTGATTGAAGAAGCCCGTACTAATATTATTCTTCAGTCTGCTGACTTGGCAACAACGTGGACAGTCTTAACTGCCGCTGTGCAAGCGGATCAGATTACCGCCCCTGACAACACGCTTTCAGCGGACAAGATTGTTCCCGACAACGCGGCGGCCTTGGGCGGTTCGGGCGTAACGCAGACTGTTACAGCGGTAGCTGGAACCTATACGTTTTCTTGCTTTGCCAAA